CCACCGGACTTAGCGCTATATCTTTGTAACCAGTTTTGAATAGTCTTTTCTTTAGCAACTTGCGAAAGTGTATTGTCGCTTGTTAGTACTAAACCAAATACGGCACCGTTATCAAAAAACTGGTCTTGAAAATCTTTCATGGAGTATAACAAGTTAATTGACTGCTCTGCTGCAGCAATTCTGCTACTACCACGATATATCGACTTAGAGTCAATATCTTTAAAGTGAAATACTTCTGACTCTGTAAACTCAGTTAATCCGTTATATAAGTATCCCTTAATAAACGTTTTAGTATCTGGTAAAATCTGTACTTCTTTGGCTGGTAGGTGATACATAAATACACCATCAAAGTGTATAAATACGTTACCGTCCAGCAGTAAATCTTGGAAAATTGCCATTCTAAACTCTTGCGCTGACTGGTAAGGGTTAGGCCTAAAGTTTAAAAGAGTATTTAGTTGTTTTTGGCGAATACCTACAACAACACCATCATGTACTTTGTCTTTAACATCATAGTCCAAGCTTGAACAGGCTGATACTATCATGTTAACGGATCTATTTACAACTTCTACTTTTTGAAATGCTTGTAAATAACCAATTTTTGCTGTGGTACCAATTCTAGTACCCTCAGCTTGTGCAATTCGTTCTTGTGCTGGGTTTAGTTTTTCACGAACCCACTGAGTGCTTTTTTGAAACCAATTCATAATTTTCCCTTAAATAAATTCTGAGAAAAAACTACCTGAACTGGTTTGGGGTATTGCACGACCACCGTTAAGAAATTTTTCGCGTTGTATCTCGATCCATCGAGCCTGTTTCGGTTCTGAACCAGGTTTTGGAGCCTTACCATAAACCCCATGAAGCGCAACGTGGTGAGGATTACAAAGGGTGTAAACCTGCACATACAGCTCGTCATGATGTTCTGCGATAAACTCGTCTCTTACAGCTAAAATGCCATCATCAGTAGAAATGTCATAGCCTTTGCGTTCAGCCCATCTTTCCAACAGTATGGTAACGGAGTGTAAGTGATGAAGTTCAAGGTCAGCACCAGTATCACAGATACAGCAGTGGCTCTTTTTTTCATAAGCTGATTTAGCTCTGTCACGTACCCATTTTACTGGTATCCGTTTGTTTGTATTCTTTGCCATTTACTTTAGTGTGCTACGCAACATCCATGAGTGCTTACGGTGTGCATTTTGACGATCTGCTAAAAAGTTAGCTAGTCCATAATCGCCCTGATCTTCGGCTGCTTGATATACAGTTTTGAACATCTCAGCCATTAAATCTGAGTCTGCTAGTAATTCTTGTGTCATTTGCATACCATCTGGCACAGTTAGTTGACATTCAACTTGGCTTAGTGCATCTAGTGTCTCAAAAGCTGCTGGCACATATAGTCTGAGTGCACGTAGTTCTTCGGCAAAGGTATCAATACTTCCACCAACTTCTTCGTAGATATTACCAAAAAATTCGTGGTATTGTGGAAACAGTGAACCTTCTACGTTCCAGTGAAAATTCTGTGCTTTCAAGTAAAAACTGTATTCTGACGCAAAAGCTATCTTTAATAAATTTGCGTATTGTTCTTCTGTCATGGTTGTCCTTAGTGCCCTGAACTTTTTCTTGGCATGCTTGTTGCAATTACTAGTATTATACCCGATGAGCAGCAAAATGTCAACATAAATTTTTTATTACCTATAGGGTATACGTATATAATGCGTATCGTAGTGCGTCAGCCATGTGTGAATACTTATCATGCTTAGGACGTTCTTTTTGCAAGCCTTCTTTATCATCCCAACGATACTGATCTAGCATGGCTAGTACGTTTTCACAGTGTGGTGCTACTTTAAGACGATTTTGTGCTACCAGTGTTTGTATATACGCAATTCCAGGTAACACATCTTTTTTAGCCTTGGTAGTTGCCAAGTTGTAAAGATATGCCAAGTCTGACGCAAATTGTGCTGCGGCCGAGTCAATAAAAATGGTTTCAATACCCCAACGAGTACATAAAACCTGAAACTCTTCAGCATGCTCTTTGGTAGTCTTCTCTGACTTAAGGTACTCGTCCACCACCCAAAACCAGTCTTGTTTATGGTCATAGACCACAGCCACAAAAGCAGTTTCGTCGCGGTAGCCAGGGTCACAGCCAGCAATGGCTTCGCCCAACAAGTCTGGTGGTGGGGCTACAACGTCTTGTTGATTATAGTTGTAGATTTGACCAGCGTAAGTGGTAAAGCTGGCCATGTACTCTTGTTCAAACTCTGCCTTGCTCATGCTTCGTCTGGCTTCTGCCACATCCGACTCTGCCATCCTGGTATTTTCTGAGTAGTCAGCTTGTAAACTAATCCATTCAGGAAAGTTGTCATCAAATCCACGGTTGTAAAATTGGGAGAACCAGTTGTTGCGACCGCGAGGAGTTGAAATAAAGATGGCTTTAGCACCTGGACGATCAAGTGTTGGGCGTAAGGCAACGTTAAAGGCTGCTTCACCACCTTCACCTAAAGCAGCTTCGTCGAATATAATTAAATCGTAGCTGCGACCCACAGTTGAGTCCACTGTGCTGAGTGATCCCATGCGGATAGTCGACCCATTCTCCAGCTCAATGATTTTATCTTTTAAGTTGTCACGGGCAACTTCAAGATCAAAGTGCTTGATCAATTTACGCTGCAGTTCAAATGAAATGGAACTCAAATTATAGTTGGGCGATATGATTAAGACATTTGACCCAGGCACTAAGGTGACTAGCTGACCAATAATGTTGGCGATATAAGTTTTGCCTAAACGACGGGCAAGTGCAGCGCAGATGAAACGGTACTTGGGATCGTTAACTGCGTTGATTAGTGCAACTTGGGGTCTGTTAATGGTGTCGTAAATGTCTAAGAGCTTGAGATAGTTGACAATCGGCAGCTTGATAAACCTGGTGGTGGCTGGAAAGTCTACAATAAAATCAGCTTCGACTTCTGGTCGTGAAATGGTTAGCATTGATTAATCTTTGTAGTCTTGGCGTAAGTCAGGGTCAATTAACTGGCCCTGCAACAAATAAATGGGGCTTTTACGATAAATAACCGCATCGTGAAAAGGATCAGTAACAATCTTAATAGCCCAAGTTACAGCAACCAACCAAGTTTGTTTGATGGTTAGCTGTACAACACGAAAAATCACAGCTGCAACGCCCAGCCACAGCCAGCCCCAACCAACGCGGTTTAGGAAAGTATCGGGCTCTAGGTTAGGCATTGCAACCTGAAACAACTGAGCGTCAAAGATGGCTAGTAGTGGTATGGCAAGCCAACATGCAATCAACACACGTTTACGCTTTAGGTTATAGCCAATTTTGATAGCTTCTTTGTGATCTTGTGTAGCTTGGTTATAGTGATCGTAGTCTTTGGGCTCAAAAAAGAAGTGTCCCATTTGACGCAGACTCATGGCAAGCAGCCAAGCTATATATGCTGACACCACAGGGTCGATGAATAAGTACGCATAAGCCACTAAAAAGCTGCAAGCTGAAATTAAGTGTAAAAACTGATTGATGCGACTATGGTGGTAGTATCGGTGATCGTCCCAGCGCTGTGTACGCAATGTTGCTAAAATGCTCATTATACTCCCTCACCTGAAATTAATTGTTGTACGAGCTTGGAATACTTGCTACCATCCAAACCTTCATTGATCTGCACATTTACTTGCTTTTGTGGTGCAGTGCCTGACCGGATTTTTTCAAGCTGAATTTCCTTGTCTAATAGGTCCATGCTCATCTTGTGTGAAAGCGCAAGCAGTTCAGCAATGTCTTTTTGTGAGCCAGCACCAGCTTCTTCCAGCTCTTGAAACTTTTGTTTGATTAAGGCATCCATGGCTCGGCGCATTAAAAAACGGTTGTTGTAACCAGAGTCCATAAATACAGCGTCTATGTAAGTTTTTACTTCTCTGCGCTTTAGGTAGTCTGCAACAGTTTCTACGTCTAAGTCAAGTTCCAAAGCGACTTTACGGGGGTCATTAAGTTGTAAGTAGCAGTTTGCCACTTCCAGTGCTTCTGGGGCAATCTTGACTACTTCGGCAGGTAGCATTTGTGTCATGGTAAGATCCTTTTTGGTCTATTATATCAGATTGGTTGTGTTGTGACAAGTGTATTTTTTATGGGCAGGTTTTTGCGGTTTAGGTACGCTGCGCGTAGATTTCATGCGCACCTTATTGAGTTATCAAAAAATTCCAATGTTAGGCCGTGCCAGGGGGTCCAATAGCGTGTGTGAAACCAATGGTCT